CCCCGTCGCCAACAGCCGCCCGAGGTACGACGCCACGACGTGCTCGCCCACCGTCGCGGCCCGCGGCTTCAGCGGCTCCTTCGGCGCCGTCAGCATCGGGAGATCCGGCATGGCCGTGCGGAGCCATACCTCGACGCTCAGCGCCGCGCACACGGCGCGACTGTCGCTGAGGATCGTGCCGCCGGCCTTGATCTCATCCGCGTCTCCTGACTCCGCGCGCCTGAGCGCCGCCAGCTCGTCGAGCAGCGCCGCGCTGCGGATCGTCATGTGACCGCGCTCGATGGTATCACGGAGCCCGTGCAGCAGCCACGGGCGATTGTTCGGCCCGGTCTTCCACTCGATCGGCGCCGTCTTCGACGACACGTTGTCGGGGCGGAAAAAGAAGTAGTGCGAGACCGCGCCGAGGAAGTCGTGCAGGTTCTGCTTGCGCGCGCTGGGCGAGAGCCCGTAGCCGTGTTGCTGCAAGAGCTGAATCTCCTCGAGCACGCGATAGCCCGTCCCGCCGATCTCCAGGATGAAGTAGGCCGGGATCAGCGTCCGGTACGCGCCCGCCAAGTGGAGGATCGCCCACGCGAATTGATACGTGGCCATGTCGGGGTCCGCGAACTCAGCCACCTGCACGATCGCGTCGGGCCAGACCCGCCAGACCTGGATGACGAACGCGGAGGCGCCGTGTGAGGAGGAGCTGTGGGCGGGGTGCGCGCCCAGCACGTAGACCCCGCGATTGTCCGGCTCCTCCCAGATGCGGAGCGTGGCGTCCTTCGGATCGCATCGCTCGATGCCGCTGGCGTCCAGCGTCTCGCCCCAGGCATACTGATAGTTTGTCGCTGTCGGGGCCTCCCCGAGGGCGATGCGAAGCCGTTGGAGCGTCGGCGGCGGGATGAACTTGTCGCCGAACGCTTGGAAGGCGTCACCGGGCAGGCAGGCGAACTCCTGCGCCATCATCGCCGCGTCGCCGTAGAACTGCTCGTCGAGCTTCCATCGATACCACACCAGTTGCTCGGGCTCCAACTCGACGGCGTAGCGCTTCCTGATCTCCCGCACCCACTGGCGCTCCTCGGCCGTCATCCGGCGCGCGCCGTAGGCGTCCCACAGCTCACGCTGCTCGCGCTCGATCCGGTACGCGGCATGGCGCCACCACGCCACGAAGATCGCGCGCGTCTTGACCGCTGTCTCCGCGGTCGTCCACATGGCGTGAAAGGCGTTGAATCCGCGCGCGGTGGAGACCCAGAGCGAGAGCCGCAGGGGGTGCGTCTCGGAGAGCGACGCCTGCAGGGCCGAGATGGCCTGCTGATCGGGCCAGGAGCCCACTTCGTCGGCGTAGAGGACGTTGAGGCCCTTCGAGCGCCCGAGATTCGAGCCCGGCCGGAGGCCGGCCGCGTCGAACAGCAGCCGCGAGCCGTTCGGCGGCGCCCACGCGAGCGCGCCCCGGTTGGACATCCGGATCGGCCAGCGCCACGCCTTCGGCAGCGAGGCGTGCATCTGGAGCAGGACATCGCGCCGATAGTCGCGGTTGCCGTCGTCATCGCTGACGAGCATCCCGTTCAGGCCCGCGTGCTCTTGCAAGTAGAAGAGCGCGATCGCGTCGAAGATCGTCGATCCGCCGATCTGGCGCCCCCCCTTGAGCACGACGAAATCATGGACGTCGGCCTCAAGGCCCGCATTGATCTCCTGCAGGATGTACTCCTGCGTCTTGAACAGCGGCGTCATCGGGATGAGCCCGTGGTCGCGCGAGGGGATGATGACGTGGGCGCAGAACTCGCGGAGGCGAGGGAGGTCAAGCAAGCGGGAGCACCGGTAGTGCGTCAGTTCGATTTCGGGCGCCTCGGCACCCTCGGCGCGGGCGGCTCCCCCGCTTTTCCACCAAGTCAAGCGGTAGGGCGAGCGAGCCGTCAGAATTCAAAGTCGAGTCCTCACATCCTCCGCACTCCACGCCACGAAGCCGATTCCCCCCGCTGCATTCACGCGGTCCAGAAACTCCTGCTGCTGCGCCGTCGCCTGGCGTGGCGGGCGCTTGACTTCGATTGCGAGAAAGCGGGCGCCCGTTTCTTCCGTCCTGAAACCCACGAGGTCACTCATGCCTTTCGCCCCGATCCGGATCACCCATCGCTTCGTTTTCCCGGTGCGCTTCGACGTGTACGCCCCGAAGACCATCCCGGCGTTCGTCCGGAAGAGTGCCACGCCGGGGAGGTCGAGCGCAAGGATCTCGGCCACGATCTGAGACTCGCGCGGTCCTGCGGCCCGCGCGGTCGGGCGGGAGGATCGCGGTCGGCGTCGCCGCCGCTCGGGGCCCATCCTCCGCTCCAGCCGCGCGATCGAGCGCGCGACCGCGGCGAGATCGGCGGCGACGGGGTCGCGGGACGTCTTCACGGCAGAGGCCGCGCGCGCTTGATCTGCATCATCGTGTCCCGCAGCAGTCTCCACTCATGGACGAGCGCGCCGACCCGATGCGTGGACGGGCAACACCGCGCGTGCGTGATCCGGCGCTCCAAGTCCTGAGCGCGTCGGTCGAGCGCGTCGAGTCGTTCCCGCGTGGCCCGACTGAAGATCATAGCACCAGCTCCTTCCCCGTCATCACATGCGCCACCCAGCCGCACGCGGGACAATCGAACAGCGTCAGCCAGCGATCATGCAGTTCCCGGAGGGCGACCGCGCCGCACTTCTCGCACGCCTCGGGGACATCGCGCCGCGTCGCGACCGGCTCGGGGATCACCGTCCGCCCCGTCATCGCGCGGAGTTTCGATTGAATCCGCGCGTCGGCCTCGTCCAGGCTCGCGCGCACGCGCTCCGGCCGGCGCCGGCACGCCGCGCACAGCCGCACGGTGCAGCGCCCGAACTTCTCGCCGCGCGCCACGCGGATCAGCCAACGCCAGTCATGTTGATATGGCTGGTGCGAGCGGGCGTCGCAGCCCGAACATCGCTTCGTCACGCGGACGGAACGCGCAAAGAGATGCCAGCCGGGCTCAGCCGTCGTTGTCTTGGCCATGCGGCTCCCCGCTTTCGAGGTGCTGCGCCAGCGCTGAAAACAGATCCGCGGCCTGCAGCGGCTCCGCGATCGCCCGTTCGCTGCTCACGATGCGCGCGCCGTCGTCGGTCTCGAGGAGGAGGCGGAGGATCATGCCGCGGCCGTGCGCGTCCGGCACCAGGCCAGAAGATCGGCGAGCTGGGCGACGTCGGCTTGCTCCAGCGACAGACCACTCAGATAGGTCTGCGCCGCGTCCACTTTCTCGCGGGCCGGGATGGTCACAGCCAGGCTCTTGATCTCCGCGATCAGCGGCGCGCGGTCATCGGACGGGGCCAGCGCGGGCGTCGCGGACTTGGGGATGCTCCCACCACGCGCCCACGCGGCGAGGCGCTGGCCGCACGTCTCGGTGATCGGCTGGTCCAGCGGGACGAGCGCGCGGTGCTGCTCTTGGAGCTTAATCGGCAACGGCACACCCGGCCGGCTCGCCATGAGCAGGAAGCTCGCCGTCAATTCGTAGGGGAGTGTCTTCTCACAGATCGGCACCCAGCCGTCGAGTCCCGTGGCCGTCTGTTTCTTTCGGACTTCCATCTTCCCGTCCACGCGCACCATCTCGATCTTCTCTTCCGCGCGGAAGCAGAGGATCAGGTGCGCGCGCACCTGGAGGAGCCGCGAGACCATCTTCCGATGCTCGCCCTTCGGCTTGATCCACGAGGTCATCTTCACGGCCTCGCGGGCGCCCAACCGCTGAAACTCAGCCTCCTGCATATCGAGGATGCCCCCCTCGCCCGCGTGTTCGTGCGAGCAGGAGTCCACGATGATGACGGGATACTGCGCCAGATCGGCGGCGACAATGGCCTCCGCGTAGGCGCGCGGCTCGAATGGCGGGCGCAGGTCGGCGTGGTCGAACCGGAACTGCTCCGCGTAATGCGTCGCACGCCCCGCCTCCGTATCAATACAGCAAAAGGGTGTGTCGCCCGCCATCCCCTTGGCGAGCCGCATCGCGGTATAGGTCTTGCCGGAGCCGCTACTCCCGGCGAGCCCGATCAGCAGGCCAACGTTCTGGCGTACCGCTGGGCGGAACATAATGCTCATCACAGGGCCTCCACGGTGTCCGCGGTCGATCCGAGCACCGGCACGCGCGCCACGAATTGCGTCACGGCCCACGCGGGCGGCTCAGCCCAACAAACGCGACTCGGATAGGACGGCCAGCGGTCGGTCTCCACGCAGTGCCGCCACAGCGCGAGCGCATGGCGGAGCTTCTGATCCGCGAAGGCCTCCCACTCCGGCGACAGACCGACGAACGACACCGCGTAGGGCGGGTCCGTCTCCTGCACCATGAAGACGAACGAGGCGTCGCGGGGCCGGAAGAGCGCCCGCACGGCGCGGAGTCCGAGCGCGGCCTGGAGATCGTACCCCATGTCGAGCAGCATCCCGCGCGCCCAGCGGTCGGGCTCGGCGCTGGCCGCGGTCGTCTTGTAGTCGATCAGGAGTCGGGTGTCGTGCGTCATCCAGTCCGGACGGCACCGGCACCATGTTCCCTGTTCCTGCCACAGGAGTGTCTGCTCGGGTCGCCCGTCCGCGAACGCGGCGGCGATCTCTGGCGCGTCCGCGATGGCCTGGCGAGCCGCGAGGACCATGTGGACGACCTCGCCATACCGATCCGTGAGGATCGGGAGCTTGCCCTCCGCGCGCGCCGCGTCACGCTGGTCTTTCGCCGCCCTCGTGCGCCAGTCCGAGGCGTCGATCACGACCACGCGCGACTCATCGCGATCGAGCAGTAATGCGTGGGCAATACTCCCGACATCCGTCTGCTCGGTGGCGTCCGGCTGCCACGCGGGATTCAGGCGCGGGTGGGCGAGTTGGGCATGCTTCGCGCTTCGCGTCAGGAGGAGGTGCGCGATGCTGGCCGAGAGCGAGGGCGTCGGCGCGGGATCACGGATGTACTCCTCCAGCGAGAGCATCGGACAGTGCGCCATCCTCGTTTCGATCGCCTCGCGGAGATTGTCAGCACTCATGCACATCCTCCTCCGTGATGGGGTCGTCCCTCATGCGCCGCCGCGCCCGGTCCTCCGCGCGCTGCGGAACTCCACACCCCGACGCCTCCTCCCCCGCGCTCCACGCGCGCCGGTAGAGGGCGCGGATCGAGCCCGCGAGTTGGGACCTCGAGAGACCTTCGGCGAGGTACCCGGCGTTACTCCATTTGTCAATGAGCGCCAACAGCGCGGCGTTCGGCTCCTGGTCTCGCAGCCACGCCCGCACCGCGCGCACGATCGCGGCGTCGTCGGTCTCCCAAGCGTGCTGATACGAAGCCCCACACCCCGCCTGGATATCTCCAGTCAGTCCACAGTTCCCGCACCGCATCGGGACGGCGCGGAGCGCGGCGAGGAGAGGATCAGTCATGTTGCGCCATCTCCTGATCGTAGAACTTCCGCAACGTGCCCTCGTGGATGTGGTGCGAGCGCCGAGCCTTCCCAACGCGGCTGATCCGCCAGTGGCCGTTGCCCGTCGCGCGCTGGCCGACGACGACCACACGGCCCGTCATCTTGTTCCGCCACCGCTGGCCGGGGCGGATCGCGACGTCGTCGGTCCTCACGTCAGCGTACCCGCCAGTAGTACGCGCGCGCGGTCATATCGTGCCTTCACGCCCGAAGTCCGGCAGTCCATCGCCATCCGGTTCCAGCGACGCCCATAAGTGGAGGCAGTTCGGGTGACCAGGCTCATGGGCGCCGAGCCTCCTCCTCGACGAATCGCACCAACTCGCGGTACACGTCCGGCTCCAGATAGATCGCGTCCGTGGCGCTCAGGCCGTGTTCCACCGTGAGCCACACGCCGAACCCGTCGAAGACGACGTAGACGCCATCGCCCAGATACCGGCGAGCGGTGGCGCCGGGACGATCCACGGCGCGGACATGCCGGGTGCTCATACGATGATCCTCCTCCCGAGCGTCCTTGTAGTCTTCCGCGTCCACGCGAGCGCCGCCCAGGTGAGGGTCGCGGCGAGCGCGAGCAGCGCGGCAGATAAAGCATCAGTGAGACGGGACGCGGCGGGGTCCACTGAACGATGGTCGGCACCGTTCACCCGCCGCGCCCCGGCGCCCGACCTCCGGGCGCTCATGGCTCCTGCTCCCACCCCTGCAACCGCGCGATGACCTGCCACGCCTCGGTCGCGAGATAGTAGAGTCCGCGACGCGCGTCTCGATTCGCATAGTGCGCCCGCGCCTCGTCGAGCGTGAACGTGTGACACCCGGCCTGGATGCGATAGCCCTTGTCGGTACGCCAGAGCGTCGTCGGCCAGCCGTCGATGTAGCCGACGGTTGCGACACCGAGCACCTTGGCGCCCCCGAGGTTGGCGGCGCCCCGGAGGACGGCCGCCTCGAGGGCGAGATACAAGGAACTCGCCTCTACGGAGAGTCGGGTGGCCACCACGCGCTCCAGCCGGCGGATGGCGGTCTCCGCGGCGGCGAGGTCGTCGAGGGTGATGAGCACGTCGGGACGATCGTCGGAACGACCA